GCCCATATCCTAGCTGGATTCCCAAGCACTCCAGCCGATGTGGGAGATATTTGTGGTGTATATAGATCAACTATATACTCCACATACAACTCACCAATCGGTTTATCATCAGCCTGTCCGGACGTTGCAATAAACAAATTGCCAACATCATAGGTCTTTATGTCCAGATTAGCCGCTAATGGAGCAGCGCGGGTGTAGCGCTGTATCCCAAACTTATGTAGGTTTAGTAAGGTTGCATCATAACACGCCTCCTGCCACGAAGCTGACCTAACGGCATTGTCATATGTCATTAGCTGCAACTTCGTGGTTGGGGCGGGGTCTGCGGCGTCAAAATCAATTGACATCATCACTGACCCAGGTGTTGTAGATGCACAAGCGGTTTCATAGGAGAACTCTAACCTCCGGAATAAATATGAATCCCAATTATTCGCTATGGTTGATAACCACGGAAAGGTGATTACCATACCTGGATTAATTGGGAACACGCTAGAGTCAAAGGCTACTGAGCCTGTGATATCTGCCAAATACTCACGGTGGTGAATTGTTGTTACCGCCTTACCCCTACTATACGAACTGGTAAGTTTGGGTTGCTGCATTCTAACCAGCCTGGATGAACCGACAGGTACTTCTGTCATTGATCCACGGCCAATACGATCGCGACGGCGCCTACGTTTACGCCGTTGTGGTTGGGCTAAATTTTGTTGTTGTGGCTTAGCCCTGGCCACATTTTGCTTCATTGTATTAACTTGATTCATACTCTCGATTACTAAGCACACGGGCGTTCACCACCCCACGACTCGAATATTCCTATTATATCTGTCGTGACGCCTCCGATGGCGAGCTTCTCATATTCATGTTGCTCTTGGGGTGAAATGCCCCAGGCACGTTCATAAGAAGCTCTAGCCTCGGCTGTTATGGGTCGCGGTTCAGCTCTCCATGGCTTAATATACTCGTTGCTTGCAGTGTAATGCAACGGCGTGGCAATGTATTTCTTTGGGGACAACTCTATGAGTCGCTCGGCGACCGCCTGCATAACAGGCAGCCCCATATTAAGCGCTAACTCACACATCCCAACGGATTTCAACCATTGCGCATCTCGAGAGACGGGTTGCTTCTTCACGATCCACGGTATTCTAGCCAGTACTCTCTGTGGGTCCCTGACCATTCGCCATGCTACGCCATCGAATACAGGTCGGCACTGGCAGAAATCAATCTCTTCAAATACGCTTGACACCTTTTCCAACTTGGTGCTCATGCCATACGTTTTGAATAGACTCATATCTACCTTGTTCAGATCTGCAAACTCAATAATCACTACCGAGTCGTCTCCATCAATATATAATTGTCCGTTCACTCCTATAACTTGCAACCAATCTAACAACATCCCAAAGTTTATTCCAGAATTGTCGGATCCAGTATTCTGGTCACCTGACATTCTGGTGCCCACCGTCACAAACTTAGTTCCGTTAGCAGTTTTGCCACGGTTAACTAGTTGTGCATTGGCTAGCTTGATAAACTGTCTCCGACAATACTTAGGAAGACAATGGGAGTTGTGTTTGATTATGGCCTTAAGCAAAGCCACGTTACAGTGTGCATCAAACTTTGAATGATCGATGGAAAGTGCGACGGGTGTGTCAAATGAGTCCCAAATAGCTCGAAGGTCCGCCCCTCGTTGTATGAGGTTGCGACCTTTAGCAAAAACGCGATTATCCGTGTTCACGCCTCGGTAGGTATTAGTAATTTGCAACATACCATGCTCAAGGGCGGAGTAAAATCGTGCGGCTGTTATCCCGTACCGTTTGCTGCGATATTGTATGCAGCGGGGTATGTTCATCTTTGATGTATGATATTTATCATCCTTCAAGAACATACGAACTTCCGAGTCTTTGCGGATGTCCAAAGGATCAACCTGCAATGAATCGTAAGCCCGTTGAGCTATAGCTCGCTTACCCCCGGTATATTTCGCTATGACGGCCTCATAGGAAATAGGTTTAACTATCTTCCTGTAAGGCTTCAAAGCTTTTACCAATCGGTTAGTACACGAAGCATCTGGTCTCGTGCCGTCATCAACTTGGTGACGTTGCTGCAATGCGATTAACTCGTTGCAGGCACAAGACTTGTGCGTCCA